ATTTTTGCCATTATCTTCTACCATCCACTCTAACATCAAATCTAAACGTACCGTATCTCCAGCTCTCATCTAAATTTTCATTTTCAATTTGAACAGCAGCTAACCTTGCTCTTGCTCTTGTATCAACTTTAGATGTGCTTGAGCTTATTGTAAAAGGTCCTAAAGGACTTGATGTTGAAGTTGTTCCTTGAGGAAACTCATTTAAAAATATAGTTACTTTTGCGTTACCACTTATACGTTTAAAGTCTGGTAGAAACCTTTTAATACTCATTAAAAATTCTCCATCTCCTGGAACACCTGCATTACCATTTAAATCAAACTCTCCTGATTTTATAAAAGATGTAATTGCTGTTGAAGATCCATCACCATTTAATTGATTTACACCTACTTCATGTTCATAATAAATAGATGCCCCATTAGAAACACCATTTACTACTGGAAAAGTTGGTGTGTCTGAAGCATTGTAATCTGTAGCATAAGGTTGTTCATAAACTGTTGAACCCACCCAAGTTGTTCTATCAAGAGTTCCTGTCGTCCAAACTTGTTCGTCAAAATTATAAGTTACAACTCTATCAACAACTAAAGAACCAGCAGAACAATAAAACCAATTTATTTCAGAGTATAATTCATTTATACCTGCATAAACTAATTGACCTGAGTTATAATTTATACCTGGATTATTACCGTCAGTTGTAAAAACAAAGTCTTCTACTAAACAAGGTAGTGATTTTACAGTACCATCATAAACATAGAACCCTCCTGTTTTACCCATCCAATATACCGCACCGTTTGCAAACACACCTGCGTTTTGCCCTAATAGTCCGTTGTTAGAACCGACTTTCCTAATTGAAAAAGTAAATGGTGGTCCAACAAATTGCATTTCATATGCAGCTGTGTCGGTAAGAACTAAAATATAATCTTTACCTTTTATGGCTCCTATTATTCTTGTGCCATCATCAAGTCTAAAAGTACCAGCAGTATTTGTTGAAGTTGGTTGATAATCACTCAAACTTTCTTGATCAGAAAATCTTATAAACATTTTATCTTGTGTTGTTGAAGTTCCAATTGTAGTTTCTGTACCTAAATGGAATAAATGCCTGTCTCTGTCTGATACTATAGTCATTACTGATGCTGTTGGCATACCTGTGCCAATGATTGCTCTCGTATTTAATGCGTTACCTGCTGAGGGGTTCCAGGTAAATGTTTTTCCATTATGAATTGTTGCTATTAAAATATCACCAAAGTTTTCTAAAGACCACATTGCAGGATCAATAGTTACTGTGCTTGAAGATGAAGCGTCACCCCATCCTATGTAGCTAGATATATCAGTTACTGTTGCTCCATCTGTATGTTCAACTGCAGTCGTTCCATTAATACCTCTAGTAATTCCACTAAGTGTATTTGTACCTGTGTTATTTGCAGTGTAAGACATATCTTCAGATCCAATTCTTATTGAACCCGTTGCTGGGAATGAAGATGTAGCTGTAAGAACTACACTGGTATCGCCTACTAACATGTTACCGCTGTTATTCATTGTTGTTGTGGTTTGAGCGATAGTTCTTCCGCCAAATAAATACGTACCCCAACCATACCCATAAGTTTGATTTAAAGGACCGACAGGTTGATAAGGATTAACATCTAATGTTCCGTTGTTCGTTGTTCCTGAACCTGATTCTACTGAAGGCATTAAAATTGTAAATGTTGTAAATGATGGTGTTGTTTGTACTTCGAAAACTTTATCATCAAAATCTGACGCTGTGTAACCTGTTTGTCCCGCATTAAAAGATCCTGCATTAGCGAAGGTAGTCAATTCTCCTACTTCAAGATTGTGTGCAGAGCTTGTAGTAATTGTAACTATAGCTGATGCATTAGTCGTTGTTATGTTTGCACCTGTAGAGAAATTATCTGTTTCTAAAGGTGTTATATCGTAAAGAACACCTTCGTAATAAATTGTTAAAACTTTATTTGTACCTATCGCTGCATATCTTTTTCCTGAAGTATCAGCCCAAACATGTTGTTGTCTTGCAGCACCAACTATTTTATCACCACATAGAGCAGACCAGCCACCTATCTTTTCTGGTTCACCATATCTAAAACGCACATTGTCACCATCCACCCAACGACCTTCTGCGTCTGCTGGTGTAGACTGTTTATCAAATCCTGGTGCTATATTAACTTTTGCTAAAGGCATGCTGAATTATACCACAAGCTATTTGGGTAAGAAAGTTGTCCATTCTAGATCAGAGATCAAATCATTTACGTATACGTTTTTCTTCTTTTCCCTACGTATATACTGATGAAGTTCTTCTAAGTCTATAATCATCCATTCTTTTTCACCTTCAAGAACCATCTTTTCAGCTTTCGTATCAAGACGACCACTCTGCGCTGGTGTTCCATTGGGCATTTCAAACATTTGTCTAACATCAAATCTATAAAAAGCATTACTACCTTTTATCATACCTGCGATATTCCAAGAGGTTTTTTCTTTAGGGTATTTAATCTCAGTTAAATACTTTGAAAATTTGTCTACTATGTTCATTACATTTTATTTCCAAGTTTAAACTAATCCTAGGCTGATCAAAAGAGGGGTATGGATAGTGATCTAAAAAATCTGGGAATATAATTAAGTCACCTGATTTTGGCTTAAGGTTATATATAGTTTTATTCATCCTAAAATCTATCCCTTTATTATTTTTCGGAACTTTTAAATACAAAACTGCATTGATAGTAGCTGTATCAATATGATTATGCCAGTTACCTTCATTAAATTTTTTATCTGAATAATAACACCATAATTTAAAATTGTGATCACTAATTGTAAAAGTGTTTAGGTGTTTAGCACAGGATCTTATTAATATTGTATATAACTTTTCTGTGTGTTTACTATCTACAAAATAATTATTAACTCCATGCACCGAAGGATTTACAAGTCTTTTTTTTATACATTCATTAATTAAATCTTTTTTAAAAGATTTGATTTCTTTGTTTACAGATATTTTAGTTATCATTCAAAGTTAGCTGCAACAGATACTCTAGTTACTTTTGATTGGAAGGGAGCAACACTATGTCTTACAAAACGAGGAAATATAAACATCTCACCAACTTTAGGCACATAAGTACAACCAGTGTTACAATCCATAGGTTGTGTCTCTCCATAAGTAAATTCTATTGTACCAGGTCCTCCACTTGTTCCTTCATATTCTTTATTTTCTTTTGCAATTTCTTTTGGAACTTGTAGATACAATACACATGAAAATCTACAATTATCATGAATGTGTGGAGGATTGTATTCACCCGCTTTCATATAATTTACCCAAGCTGTTGTAGTTCTCATACCATCTAATTTTGATCCGTAAAATCTATTGTATGCTATTTTGTAAGTTTCTATTTGTGGCCTAACTATCGCATCAAATTTATTATAGTCTATTAAAAATTCATCTTTTATTTGTCCTGCTAAATCTCTTCTGTTACTAACATTTTTATTACACAGTTTTTTTACTTGTTTAATTTGATCTTTAATTAAATTTGTTTGTATAATTAAAGGCCCAAAATATGGAAAGTAATACTTAATCATTTTGTAAATTGATATACAAGATGACTATCTCCTTCACCAATATTACCTTCAGGTAATATATTAAAAGCTATAGAGTACCTGTTTTTAGATGTTAAATTTGGTGCAATCATGTGTCGTAAATGAGCGGGGAATATTAATAAGTCACCTTCTAATGTTTCAAATAAAACTGAATTCATATTTATATTATTATATTGAGAAACCTTTGGTGCAAATGCATTGTGTTTACCTGATTCAAACATGATTCTAAATTTGTCTTTTATTAAACCATGTGGATAGTAAACAGCACTTAACCAATAATTACTATGAGTATGAAAATTATTTACAGATCCAGGTGGTGATTTTGTTCCCCAAGTATTTATTATTTTGCATCCTACATCATAACCAAAAAAATTATTTATTGAGACTTGAACATGTTTTGTTATTTCTTTATCTATAATGTCGCCTGATTCCATGTGGTCTAAAATTCTCACTGACTCTGTTATCTGTGGACTATTTTTTACTTTGTTAGTTTCTAAACCATCAACAGCTTTTATATCTCTAAATTTTAATTTTTGTAATTCTTTCAAAATCTTCTTATGATTTAAAGCTACATTCTCAACTTTAAATACTCCCTCTGAAAATAAAATTAATCCTTTACCATTTGTTTTTTTCATATTTCCTCCTTTAAAAATAACTAAAGTTTATATTTATTCTTCTATACACATCTGTACAGGTTGTACTATTATGTGGTTTATAACCTTCAAAAAAAATACCTCTATTTCTTACACTAGCTACTTTTGTTCCATCAGGTAATCTTGTAAATCCATTACAAGTATTAATTGTTAACAGAAAAGATTTATGTTTGAAATTAAAATCAATATGTTTACCATGTTCAATTAATTTATGCGTTTGTGGATAAGAATTAGCTTTACACCTAATCATTGCTTTGATTTTTAATTTATGAATTATAGGTGCTATTAAATCCCATTTTTTTGACGTTCTCATCATTTGATCAAAAAAAGTGTGAGTATGGTAAATTCCATCATCTAGTCCTTGTTGAGACACACCATCAGCACCTGCATACCATTCAAATGAGTTACCCATTAACCAATCTTCTATTGGTTTAAATTGTTTTTCAGGTAAAAAATTATCTACTATTTTATGATTACTTTTCATTATATAAAAGTTGTTACCAAAATTAATCTTACACCATATATAGGATTTATCATAGAATGTAAATTATCTTCAAAATATACACCTGTATTGAATGTAGGTGTAATCTGAATTTTTTTGCTGTCTTCTTTAATAATTGTTTTTGCTTTTTTATCACAATCATTAAGATATAAAATAAGGTTTTTATGTTCATAGTCATGATCTCTATGTTCAGGACAATCTACCATACCGTTTGCAAAGGTTAAATTTAACGCCATTCTATAAAATTCTTTAGGTTGAACTTTTAATTTTTTAATTACTCTTGTCACTAAATCCATAAAAAATTTATAATATTCTGAGTTAAAAGGCATATTAGGTTGTCGGTCTTCAGGTCTAAGTATTATTGAGTGACTAAAAAAGTAATTTTTAGCATCTAAAATTGAATCGGTTTTTACTGTGTGATCATTTAAATAATAAGAAAAATTAGGACCTAATAAAGTTTCTTTAATAAATGCTTTATCATCCTTTGTTAAGTAATTTTTAAATTTTTTTATCATCTAGCCTGGTGTCAGCAGCGGATCCTAAACAAGGTCTTCCATCGTACAAACGACCAACTCCTACTTGGTTATAATGTAAAAATACTTGAATACACATATCTCCTTCAAACTTCTTTCTCCAGTGTGTTAATTCTTGCCCTTTGTAAATAAGCATGTCACCAGGTTTTAATTTTACTTCAATATTCTTATTTTTTTTATCTTTTAAATATATTGACCATGGATCCCCACCTATGTTTAAGGTCGTAGAAAACTCACAAGCCATACGATCAATATGTGGTTTAAGTTCATTACCTTCTTCGTAAATTCTTAAATAGGAATAGTTAGGTTGCAATTTTAATTTAATTATATTTTCTACATGAGACATTGTTTTTTTTAATAAAACATCAATAGCCAAATCACCATAACAAGAATAAACATTATTTTGATCTATTTGACCATCACTACCAATAATTCCAAAACTTGTGTCGAACATACTAACTAAATTATATTTATGTAAAGATTTACATAACTCTCTTTTCATTAATAAATAATCATATAAAAATTTAATAATATCTTTTGAAACTACTTTTCTACAAACATAATATTTATTTTTTTTAAAGCTCATATAATTTTAATATCACACTCTTTTTTTCTTGCATAATTTAAATCAAAAGCAATAGTAATTCTTACCGTTTCTGCTTTGTGTTTATTTGTATAATGTGGAACATAATTATTAAATAAAGTTAATTTACCTGGTACGTTTTTACTTTCAAAAAATTCAGGATCATTTATTTGATTTACAGGATTTATATAATAAGTAGATGTATTTTTACAACTTACACAAAAATGGCCACCTAAATATGTATCAGCATTAAAAGAATGTGCATGAGGTTTTACATACTCATTTTTTCTCATAACATTTAACCAACCATTTATATATAAATTTTTTATTGGGTTAATATTCAAAGCTGTAATAAATGTATTATGTGTATCAATTATTTTATTTTTTAGTTTATCTATTTCTTTATTTTTAAAAGAGAAAATATTGTAGTTACCATGTCTTGTGGTTGTATGATTTGTTAAACCAGTAAATCCATCATTTGTTTGTTTTAATTTAAGAATACTTTTTTCTTTTTTTAGCAAAAATGAGCATAACTTTTTAAGATCTATTTCACTTAGATAATCTTCAACTATAAAATAATTCCATTCTGGTGCAAAAGGAGTTCTTCTCACATCGCTCTTAATGTTAATTATATTTATCATTTATAAGGACTACCTGAATTCCAAACAACTAAACTGTATCTTGTTCCTTTTGTTACTGGTGTTACTCTATGAAAAACAAAACTTGGGAATAAAGCTATAGATCCTTTAGGCATTATTTCTTTACATGGCACAATACAATCTGATCGATCTGTTCTATTTCTATAATCAAATTCTAAATTACCTCCCTCATATTCAGAGGGATCTGATAAATTTATTGTCATAGAAATTTTTCTCATACGATTTTTTGAATCTAAATCTTGAAATTGATCAGCATGCCATGTGTAATGTTGATTTTTTTTATAAATAGTAAACTGCGGAGGATCTGTCCATGCCCACTCAAAATTCCAGCCAGCTCTAGCATTAGCATCGTAAACGTAAGGTTGAACTAATTTATAAATCCAAGGCTTATCAAACCAAACCACATGAGATTCTCTAACTTTTTTGATATTGGAGATTTCAACATTAGATAATTTTTTCTTAGGGTCACCTATTAAAGCTCTTTCTTTTTTCATCTTTTTACCCTCTTTTATTATTCTATCGCAAATACTAATTGGTATTGCACTAGTGTAATAGTAATAATAGTTTTTAAGAATCATTATACGTAATTAAAAGTAAAACCTAAAAACGTATTTAAGTTTTTAGACATATTTTGACTTATATGATATCTACACGTAGATGGAAACATTACAAAAGAATTATCAAAAATAGGTATTGTCCAAGATCTACCAGCTCTACGATTCGAATCATACTCAATAATTAATTTACTTTCTTTGTCATAAACATCAACTCCGTAAATCAAAGTATAATCCGAAGATAAATCAAGACTTAATGGATTTAAAGTATTTCTATTATTAGTTTGTTGACCTGGATAAACAATGTTTCCCCAGCTGTCCTGTAAAATTAATTTAAGATCAAATTTTAAATTTATAAAGTCTGAAAAGTATACATGCAATGGGTATAAGATCGTTGTGTCATCAATGATAAAATCATTGTAACGTTTATCATTTTTATCATTATTTTTTCTGTTATCTGATATAAAAGAGCTATATATAATTTGTTCTTTTATTTTTGTTCTATCTATTTCAAAATTTTTAGGCATTTTTACATCGCCGTAATATAAATCTACTTGAGATAAAATTTTTCTATGCATAAATAAAACTTTGATGAGCAACAATATTTAAGCTCATTCTCCATTTATATTTTTTTGGTCCAATACCTTTGTGTAAATAATGACTAGGAAATATTATAGCTTCTCCTTCATTAGCATTTACTTTACCACTTTTAAATTCGGTGCCACCATCATTGTCATGTAAATTATATATTATAGAAACATATTCATCGATTTTATGTTGGTCTGTGTGCCACAAACATTTGGAACTTCTACTATAAAGATTCCAATAATATCTACAAATATTCTTAATTCTAAATTTTTTTGAACTTTCTACACAATGAAAATAAACTAGATCTGCAAAATTGTTCAAATAATTATCTACATCAGTTCCTTCTAAACCTCGTGAGAATGTTATTCTAGCTAAACCTGCATCTGTTAATGGTCCAGGATCAGCGACTTCTTTCATACTAGGAGATATATTTCTATCTTTATCAAAAACAAAATTCCATTTACCTTCTCTTTGTAAATAATTCATAATATTATTATTTAAATGTTTGGGAATAGGTAATTTTAATATTTCTATATTATCTTCAATCACAGCTAACGTTTATCATGGGACCTTGATGTTTTCAAATATAAAATTATTATTGTGCTGCGGGGTCGTTAGAATCCACATATTCATTAAGAGATTCAACCCATATATCTTGAGAAATTACGTCCCATTGTTGATTTTCTTCATTCCATGAATAATGTCTTATAGGACTTTTATTTGCAGCATCTTCTTGAGCTGCTGGTTTTGCAACTGGAGGATTCCATACACCTGTTGTTGTGTCTAATGTCCAACTTGCGTAAGGTTTTGGTTTTATAAATATATTATTTTCTGAATCCCATACATCTCCTATGGCTGGATAGTTACCTCTGTAAGGTGTGCCTCCTAAAAGGTGGTTACCTTTAGTAGTGTTATAAGAACATTTTATCCATAAGTGTGCAGGCCATTTATGAATTTTTTCTAAAAAAGCTTGTCCTACTGATTCGTTTTCTACACCATCTTGAGACGTATCATTATCAGCAACACAATGTACTGAAACTACTTCGTTCTCTTCTGATATTTTTGCAAAGCTTGCCATGGTTATGCTGTGTATGTCCCGTCACCAGTAAATGTGTGGATCGTATCAGATCCATCTGTAGTTACTGAGTTGCCTGATGTTGAGTTAGAATCAGAAGTTAATCTTCTAATTACTACTATTCCTGATCCGCCATTGCTTGTTGGGGTTGGAGCTCCTGCTCCTCCTGCTGGGGTAGCGTCTCCTCTATTTGCTGTTCCTGCTCCGCCAGCGCTTTGGCCTTGTATTACTCCATAGCCTCCAGCAGAATAAGTTACGCTCGATCCTGTAATTGTAAAGGCTGATCCAGCTCCTCCGTCTCCGCCATTACTTGATGCACCGTCAGTTCCAGCTCCGCCAGCTCCGCCGCCGCCACCTCCCGCTCTTTGAGCTGTAGGGCCTCCGCCAACACTACCATCTCCGCCGTCATTTCCTTGTGGAGGAGAAACTGGTGGAATGTTTCCTGCGCCACCTCTACCTCTGAAAGGGCCTTGAAAGTAAGTTGCTGAACCTGCTCCTGATCCTCCTGAGCCTGAACCCGTAGGATGGTTAGGGTTTGTTGATTGTGCTGGGTTTCCTAAATTTATACCACCGCCACCTCCAGCTGAAGTAATTGTATCAAAAACAGAATCTACACCTTTATTTCCTTTGTCGTCAGAAGTAGTGTTTCCTGCACCACCATTACCGACTGTAACTGTATAGTTTCGTCCGCTAACTACTTCAAAAGATTTTGTAGTTACGTTTCTAAAACCGCCGCCAGCTCCGCCGCCTCCTCCATATGAGAAAGTCCCGCCTGATCCACCACCAGCTACGACTAAGTATTGAATATCATAAGGCTTACCTGCGCCTGCAAATCCAAATCCTCTTGCTGATGCAGATCCTCTTGTTGTAATTAGTGGCATCTTTCTCCTTCTATTTTATTACGCAAACTGTGTTTGTGATGCTAACACTGTAAATGTAGCATCTGCAGTTTTAATAATTGTATATGAATATGTGTCTAATGAATTTATGTTACCCGATGTTGGTGCTGCTCCACCTTGATATTCTGGAGTAACAGATGATCCATCAATTTGAACAGCGTTATTGTAATAAGCTGTTCCACCTTGAGCAACGATATGAGCTATTGTAATTGATTCACCTGTATCCATTATAGAGTTTAGTGAGTTTGAACCATCACCTCTAATGTTTAAAGTCCAGTTAGCAGATGCATTAGTTGTGAAATTCCACACTGCTTGTGTTAAAACATCATAGTTAACAGTTCCCGTAGCAGCAGTAGCTTCAGTTGTAACTTTTTCTGCAACACTTTGAATTTTACCTTGACCGTTAAAAGTTGTTCTACCAATACCTTTTGGTGTTAAATTTAAATCAACATTACTGTCTCCACCTGTAGCTTGAATATTAGGAGCATTTCCTGTTGCTGCGTTTACTACAGTTAATTCGTTTACTGCGGAAGCAGTTGTAGTAAATTTAATTTGTTCTAAACCATTTTCATCACCGATGAAATTACCATTATCAATTAAAATATTATTTCCGTTAGCATCTAAATTACCACCTAATTGAGGTGAAGTGTCATCTACTACAGCATCAATACCTACTGATGAGAATCCTGAATCTACAATATTAGTACCATCAGAAATTAAAATTCTAGTTTCTTTTTCTGTAGCACCAAAAGTGTAACCTGTTCCACTAACTGTTTTAAATTCTACAGTAAATGAACCCGATGTGCCATTTATAATAATGTAAGATTTTTCAATTGAATTTGGAATTGTTACTGTTTGATTTCCTGTAATTGTCCCAGTAAATTTTATTACTTGGTTTCTTGCCTGTGAGATTGTTGCATCTGTCATTGCAAGAGGAGTAGTTTGTACACCCCCTGCAATTGAAATAGCTTCATAACCTGCTACGGCTTGTTGAATTAAGTTTAAATTAGAATTTGTTTTATCTCCCCATGTACCAGCGTTTTCGCCAGTTGCCATAAGTTCTATACCGAGATCTGAAAATGTTGATGCCATAATTACCTTTATTTTATATTGTTTAAGCTGCTAAATCAACCTCGCTCCATGTATTATTTACACCAGGATTAATCTCGCTCCATGCAGTAATGTTAACTGTGCCAAGTGAGGCTGTCAACCCTATACCAGTAACTGGTACATTTGCTGTAGTTGTTTGAGTTGTTGAGCCAGCAGACGAATTTAATAATCCAGCAGTAGTTACTGGATATACAGAAGCTTGTTGTACAGATCCTTGACTTAAAGTTGCTGCTTGTCCAGTAACACTTTCAACAGTTGTTTGTACAAGTGATGCTGTGCCTAAAGATAAGGAAGCTTGAATGCCTGTTACATCAACTGGTATTTTAGGTTCTGCTACAACTTGACCTACACTAGTCGAAGCACTTGATCCCGTTACTGGTACATTTGCATTTGTTTCAATTCCTCCTGCTACAGTTCCAGCCGTTGTATTTATTGTTGCTTCTGATGCATTTACAAATACATTATTATCAATTTGAATAGAAAAATTAGCTGCTAATGTTAGTCCTAATGCTTGTCCTGTTTGTACAGCATTAAAATCTGTAAATCCTACTGCAGTACCTTGAGAAGTTGTTAATGATTGACCTGTAGCAGCTGTTGCAAAAGGTTCACCCCAAGCTTGGTTACCCCATGTAAATCTACCCCATCCTTCTTCTATAGTTGTTGTTACACTTACTTGGTTATTTTCTAAAGTTAATTGTTGTCCTTCTGCTAATACATCTCCAAATATACCCCAAGAACTTGTATTCCAAGATGGTCTACCCCAACCTTCTGATGCTCCTGCAAATTCAACATCACCAACTGTAGATTGCATAGAGATTCCTGTAATTGTTGCTACTTGTTCTGTAACTTCACCCCAATTATTTTCACCCCATAATTCTCCGCCCCAACCTTCGTTAACGTCAGCTAAAACTGTAGTAGAACCTACTGATGAAGAAGAGGATAAACCTGTCAAAATAACTTTTGCATCATTTTGTGCACTCCAATTACCTTGACTCCAACTTAATGCTCCCCACGTTGATTGAGTAATATCAAAAATACCGCCCATACCAATTCCATGAACATAACAAAGATAATAAAAATCAGTTTGAGAAGATGGTGTAATTTCTATGTATCTTGTTGTGGCTGCGTTAAAAGTTGTTGTATTAGTATAGTTTGCTTCGTTGCTTGCACCATCTAAATAATAAGTGACACCAGCAGAAATAATTCCGCCTGTGGTCGTTGTTGTAGAAAATATTAAAGGATGATTATTGTTTGACGCATCGCTTTGTTCAAATCTTAGTGAAGCTCCACTAACCCAATTAATGGTTCCTGGGCCTGTTGAATTTCTGGCACCGTCTAAATAAAATACGTTACCAGTTCCTCCAAGATAAAGATCACCCGATGCTACGGTAACAGTGTAAGTTTGTTCTGCCATAGCATCGGGTTCCTTTTATTATGCGATTCTCAATATAGCTGCGCTCGTTGTAAATGCTGGGAACTGAATAGTGAAAGTTCCTGCAGATGCAGTTTTGTCACCGCCAAAATCTAATACCGCTACAGCTGGATCTCCAGATGCAGTGTCATTATAAATCAATGCACCTCTAGCTGTTAAAGTAACTCCAGTAAATGATAAATCAGAAAAATCTGTTATAGCTGTGTTTGTAGCTAAAGATGTTCCTGTATTCACAAGTGCACTTCCACCAGCTGTATAGCCAGATGAAGATACTTCATTTCCAGTTGTGTACGATGTTGTCGATTTTCCTAAAGTAGCTGAGTTAGTATACATTGCTAATTTGAATGTATTACCACCAGAACCACTAGTGCTAAAATTGTGCGTAGCTTCCAAAAGTTGTTTTTTGAAAGAGTTTGCGATTGCGTTAGTTGTTATTGCCATGTTATCTCCTTAATTAATTTATGGTGACGGCGAAGGTATTTTTACTCGAGGAACTCCACTGTCATATTCTCCTCTTCTTCGTCTACCCATTTGTTGTAGACCAAAAGCTTGTATACTTTGATTATACCTATCAGAATAGAGTTTGTATAGGTCTTCAGGTCCTTTTAAAAATGAAAAAGCCTCTTTCAAAACTCCATATAAAAGCATAGCCTCATGATGCTGGGATATATATGTATTTGTTGAACTATCAAAATGTGGTGCATCTTTGATATAATTAATTTGTATGTCAAAAGCTGCATTTGGAGTTGGTGCTAATAATATATTATTTTCATCCCAACTAGCATAATATTTCGGTGTTCCTGTGACTGTATCATTTGGAGAAAATTCAGATATAAAACTAGTATCTCTTTTTTCTAAAAAGTCTCTCACATTAGAATTAATAATTTGAACAGATCTTAATACTAATGCATCAGCAGGCATAGAAACGTACCTGTTTCCGATTGTTGTCTGTGAAGTTGCATATTTTCTTAAGTCATCATAATCAACTTGGCCAGCTATATCTAACTCTGTATTTCTTATAAACTGATCAAGCAGAGAATCAGTTAACACATTACTATCAACTTCGGTATAGTTTCTTACTTGTGTTAAAAAATTTGTATACGTAATTGCCATTATGATATTCCTATAATTACTTTTCCAACTTCTGTAATTGCTTGTCTTCTTCTATTTTGTAAAGATGGATCTGCTGGTTTCATTTCACTAGAACCTTGAGTTATAAAACCAAATTGACCTGGTAATGTTAGGTTAGCTACTCCTACCATCGTACCTCCAGAACTAGCGATTGTAATATCACTAGTAAAAGGTTGAATAGGTTGTTGAAATCTTTGTGGTCTTACTTTTTGCAAAGCAATAGCATCAGCTGTTACTCTTTTTCTTCTAATTTGTGGATGCTTTTCTTCAAATTCAGATATGTGTACAAAAGAACCATTCCATTCTGTAACCATTTCTTGATATGGAAATGCTTGTCCACTTCTATCTGATATTGCTTGTGATCTATTACCGTTTGCGTATTTAGCCATTATTTTTTACCTCCTGATCCTATTTTTTTTTCAACTGTCGTCATCTTTGTAGGTTTAAAACCATACTGTTTCATTAACTTTAAAAGTCCCTGGTTATCACTCATTTTTTCAGTTACTAAATTAATTGCTTTCCTTGCATCGAAACCAGCTTTGTTCATTAGATAAGAAAAAGCTTTTTGAGCTAATGGATTCGCAAATAGTCCTGCCATTATGATAAATTTGGATAGTACGATTGTGGAGAAACATATAATGATGTTCTCTGTCCATCTTCATCCAAAGCCCTTTTAAGTTCGTCTTCGTAAATTAATTTCATAGCTTCAATTCTTTCAGGTGCTTTTTTCATTGATAAATAATAAGCAAGACCTGCGCACATACATGGTAAAAATCTGTAAGCTACATCTGCTTGTTGATCATTATAAGCTGTAGCATCTTCTATTCTGTTTATAGTATAAAATTTTAAAGTTGTGTAAGTTGAAGCATCAGGTGCAACGTATAAACTTATTTTAGGTGTTGTTTGTCTGTCCACATAATATTGCGATGGTTGACCTGTAGCTAATTTATTTGGTAAAGCTGAATAAGCAGATCTATCTATTTTAGTTAATGCAACATCCTGAGTGTTTGGACCATCACCAGCAGCAGCTGTAGTAGAAATATAAGCTTCTAAAACATCGTTTACATTTGAGGCAACTGTGTAAGTTGCCGTTCCTGCTGTTAGAGCTTGCTCATTCAATTCAACTTTCCAAAGGTGAACACCTCTATTTCCCCAGTCGGCAAATAATAAATTTAAAGATCTTCTAGCTGTTTTTAAATCATAACCAGCCATAGGTCTTAGGCCACATCTTTCGTAGCCTTCATCAATGATTTCATCGATGTTTAAATTAAATGATGTTGATCCTGATGTTGCCATAATTAAAATCTCTTTTTAAACCCTACTCTAATTCTATCTTTGTTTATACCAATACCTACTTCTGATTTTTTATATATCTTATCATAACTTAATTCAGGATTAAACTTAGCTTTGGAATCTCTAAATACCGTAATTAAATTATCGTCTTTATCGGCTTTAGTTCCTTTTGTTTGAAAAAAATTTAAGGAAAATTTACCTTTTGGATACATATTAACATCTCCACCAACGTCTCTTTTTAATATTGTTTTAACGTTTGTTGGTTTACCACCGACACCTTGTGCTTTACTTCTTTTTCTTGCAACGGCACTCCGTCTCTGGGAGTCTGTCATACTTGCTGCTTTTGCAGCAGGCACGCACTTTGGATACTTTCGTTTTGATCCACTTGCAGATTTTCTTCCACATTTTTTAAATCCTCCACCTTTTTTCTTAGATCCAATATCTACCCAATCTTGTCTAAACCATTCTTTAAGTCCACCACTTTTCATTCCTGCAGGTACACAATTTGGAACCATCTTATTTCCTTTTTTCTTCATGCCTTTTTGTTCATAACCAACCCAGCATGTTCCTCGTTTAGACATTAAAAAACACCTTTGAAATTTGTGCCTCTTAATGCTATTCCTCCACCTCGCATTTTTTTAGGACCCCAATCTTTTTTCTTTTTACCAGAAGGATCTTTAATTTTACCTGCACATATTTTAGAAGCATAAGCATTTGCATAAGCTGAAGGATAAACTGAAAATTTTCTTTTAGCAGCTGCTTTACCTCTAGGACATAATTTTGTCATAATACTTTTCCTTTGTTTGGTCCAAATTTAATTCTATATTTATTTGTACCTGTGCCGTTGATATCGACCTCTTGTCTAAGAAATTTAAACATAGTCATCTGTTTAGCATCTTCAAATTTTTCTTGAACATACTTGATGACTCTATTTTTATTTACTTTTTCTCTATCATCCATAACTTAGCGGCCGCATTAAGAGTGTTATTTCTCTCCTTTTTACGGTTGTACAACTTCTTTGATTGTACCACTTTCGGTTTGAATGCGCTAGACCTTAGACTTTTTGCTATTGGATTT